ATATGCACCATACGCGGAAAAGAATGAAGTTAGCATCATGCCACAGCATGTGATTGCGATTATGCAGCCAACAGACAATCTGAAAAATGAGTATAACACCCATTACGGTTCAGGTGTCATCGTCCCTGAAAAAGCCAAGATTGTAACATAATGTCGACACTCCTCTGTAACCTACCTAACACAAAGGTCTATGTGCGTAAAGAATACCTCATGGACCATAAAGAGGGTCATGGTGAGTTTGTCGAGGGTCATTGGGTAAGTTGTAAGTCTCTTCCAGGAAGAGCCTTCTACTTCGAGACATACCTGCCTGAATATGGTGCACTCTTTGATAAGCTGCCCATCTCTGCATTTGTCTCTGAACCGAAGACCCCAGAACCAGACCTTCCGCTGCAAGACTTGCAGTTCTGGAATGCGATGGACTATGGTGTCACTGCCATCTATAAACAATTCATCGGTAGCATGGACTTTGAGGTTTTCACTCGTAGCCATCAAATTATCAAAGGGACTTACTGCTTCACTCTGGATAATTATCACGCACAAAGTGATGAGCCAGACTATAGCACTGCTGAAGTTCCAGAAGAACATAAGTCATTCAATGTTCTCGAACTAGAGAATGGTCAGTATGCCGCATATCCAAATAATCGTATGCGCGTGTATGATAACTCTCTTACTCCACCTGAACCTAAGATGCCAGACTTCAAGGTCTCCACAGACTACTATCAAGTGGAGAATGGATATGAGTATCGTTTGGGTGATGTAGATGATTATTTTTGGAAGACCAAAGATAACTCTTGACATTTCATCATAGATAAGGCATACTGTAAACATGTCTAAATTCTACACGTATGCGTGGCAATACGGTAACAAAGTATTGACACGAGGCTATCGTGATGGCAAGCCATTCACGGAGCGTGACCCTACCTTCAAACCAAAACTCTATGTGCGTTCTACTGAGCCATCACATATCAAAGGTCTGTTTGGTGAAACTCTAAAGCCAATTGAGTTTCCTAATCCATCAGATGCTCGAGAGTTCATGGACAAGTATGATGGGATCGGTAACTATCCCATCTATGGTCAGACTGACCTCACATATCAATATCTCTCAGAGAAATATCCTGAAGACGAGATTGACTTTGATATGACTCAGATGGGTATCTGGTCTCTGGATATCGAGACCACGACTGATACTGGCTTCCCTGATGTAGACGATCCTCGTGAAGAAATTATTCTGATCACAGTGATGAACAATAACACCAAAGAGATTCACACATGGGGATCTGGTGAGTGGACTCCTGTATCTGATGAGGTCAAGGATCTAAATGTCAGCTACACACCCTGTAATGATGAGCATGAGTTGCTTGCGAAGTTTGGTAACTGGTGGGTGCAAAACACTCCAGATATCTTGACAGGCTGGAACATTGAGTTTTTCGATATTCCCTATCTGATGAGTCGGTGCGCTCGTGTGCTTGGCGAAGAATCCAAGAATGCTTTCAGTCCATTTGACATGACTCGTAAGCGTGTGGTGAAGATGATGGGTCGTGAGCATACATTGTTCGATATCAAGGGTGTTGCCCAACTCGACTATCTCGATCTCTACAAGAAGTTTACATATACAGTTCGCGAGTCATACAAACTCGACTACATTGCTGAGGTTGAACTCGGTCACAAAAAACTCGAGAATAAGTATGACACTTTCAAAGAGTTTTATGAGAATGACTGGAATCGCTTTATTGACTATAACATCATCGATACTCAGCTGGTTGACGAACTCGAAGACAAGATGAAACTTATCGAGTTGATTGCTACGATGGCGTATGATGCTAAGTGTAACTTCGGCGACATCTATTCATCGGTGCGGACTTGGGACTGCCTCCTCTATAATCACCTGCTCAAAAAGAATATTATGATTCCACAAAAGCAGGAGCAGGAGGGTCGCCAGATCGAGGGTGCGTTTGTTCAAGAGCCAAAGGTTGGTGACTATGAATGGGTTCTCAGCTTCGATGCGACCTCTCTGTATCCGTCTATTATTATGCAATACAATATGTCCCCTGAGACTATGGTTGCTGAGCAGCCTATCGATTGCACGGTAGACCGTCTCCTCGAACGAAAGGTAAACGTGGACACTGATCACGCTGTTGCTGCCAATGGCGCAAAGTTCTCGCGTGAGAAGCAGGGTGTGTTTGCTGAGATTACCCAGAAGTTTTTCGATGACCGCCAAAAATACAAGAAGCTAATGCTTCAGGCACAACGAGACTTTGAGAAAGACAAGAGCGGTGAAATCAAAAAGAATATCGCCAAATACAATAACTTCCAAATGGCTCGTAAGATTCAGCTGAATAGTTTGTTCGGTGCTGCTGGTAACAAATACTTCCGCTATTATGATGACCGTATCGCTGAAGGTATCACTATCACTGGTCAGTATATCATCCGCACAGCTGCTAAAGCTATTGACGAATACATGAATGAGATTATGGGGACAGAGGGTGAGGTATATTCCTTCTATTCAGATACTGATTCTTGTTATATTACTCTTGACAAATTGGTAAAAAAATACTACAATGATCTTCCAAAGCATAAGATTGTAGATATCCTCGATAAGATTGCTCAAGAGAAGATTGAACCAGCTATTCAGAAAGCGATGTCTGAACTTGCTGACTATACTAATGCTCGCGAGGAGAAGATCTTCTTCAAGCGTGAGGCGATTGCGGATAAGGGTATCTGGATTGCTAAGAAGCGGTATGCTCTCAATGTATATGACAATGAGGGTGTTCGCTATGAAGAGCCAAGTCTCAAGGTTATGGGTCTGGAGATTGTTCGTTCTTCTACACCTGCTCCTGTCCGTGAGAGTCTTCGCGAGGCAGTTAGGTTGTGTCTCACTGGCGACGAAGCTGCCCTACAAAGGTTCGTTGAAGATACTTGGCAAGACTTCCGAGGTATGACAGCAGAGGAGATCTCCTTTCCTCGTGGTTGCAATAACTTAGCAAAATATACGAGCAGGTTCGACATCTATAAAAAGGGAACACCGATTCAGGTTCGTGGTGCATTGTTGTATAACCATCATTTGAAAGAGCATAATCTGACTTTGAAATATCCTACAATCAACGAGGGTGACAAAATCAAGTTCCTGTATCTGAAAGAACCAAATGTTATTGGTGAAAACTCTATCGCGTTTTCTTCTAAGATTCCACCAGAGTTTGACCTACACAGATTTGTGGACTACGATCTAATGTTTCAGAAAGCATTCCTCGAGCCACTAAATACCATTGCTGAAACCATTGGCTGGAGAACTAAACCAGTCGCTACACTAGAGGATCTATTTGCATAATGTATCAAATTGACGTGAAAAATTTTATGGACGCTTGTGATCAACCTTCAAATGAGGGATTGGATTCTGGACAGGCGTATCTGTATATGGATCTCATCCGCGAAGAATGGGAAGAAACCAAAGAGGCATATGCCAATCAGGATCTAGTTGAGGTTGCTGATGGACTGGCAGATATGGTCTGGGTTATCATGGGTCTAGCTAATACAATTGGCATTCCTTTCGACGATGTATGGAAGGAAGTCAGAGCATCAAACATGAGTAAGTGTGTTGATGGCAAAGTAATAAAAAACGAAGCGGGTAAAGTTATGAAGCCCGACACATATTTCAAACCAAATATTGCGAGGGTTTTGTAATGAGTCTTATTGACAAACTAAAAAAGAATTCGACTATCAAAGAGTCGAGTATCTTATCTAAATCTAAATTCTTCAATACGAAGGATCTAATTCAAACATCAGTGCCTGCATTGAATGTTGCTCTGAGTGGTCGTCTTGATGGTGGTCTTACTCCTGGACTTACAGTATTCGCTGGTCCAAGTAAGCACTTCAAAACGGCATTCGCGATGCTTCTGACTAAAGCATATCTTGACAAGTATGATGATGCTGTTGTGTTGTTCTATGATTCAGAGTTTGGTGCACCACAAGGGTATTTCGACAGTTTCGGTATTGACACCGATCGTGTTGTTCATACTCCAATCACTGACATTGAACAGCTGAAGCACGATGTAATGTCTCAGCTGAATAGTCTCGAGCGTGGCGATCATGTCATCGTAATCGTTGACTCAGTGGGTAACTTGGCTTCCAAGAAAGAAGTTGAAGATGCACTGGATGGTAAATCAGTCGCTGATATGACTCGCGCTAAACAGATGAAATCTCTATTCCGCATGATTACACCACACCTGACCATCAAGGATATCCCTGCTGTTGTAGTAAATCATACCTACAAAGAGATCGGTCTGTTCCCGAAAGATATCGTATCGGGCGGCACAGGTATCTACTACTCTGCTGATAACATCTTTATCATTGGTCGCCAGCAGGAGAAAACTGGCGCAGAAATTACAGGTTATAACTTCATCATCAATGTCGAGAAGTCTCGTTATGTCCGTGAGAAGTCTAAAATCCCAGTTGAAGTATCCTTCGAGGGCGGCATCAGCAAATGGTCTGGTCTGTTGGACATGGCTATGGAATCTGGTCACGTTGTAAAACCACAGAACGGTTGGTATCAGATCGCTAAAGATGGTGAGGATAGCAAGAAGTATCGCGCTAAAGAAACATATAATAAAGAGTTTTGGTTGCAGATTCTGGCTGATAAATCATTCACTGACTGGATTGAGAAGCGTTACCTAATCGCTAGTGGCGACATCCTTCAAGATGAAATTAGTGAGGATGATATCGCCGAAGCGTATGATGTCTAAAACCATTTGTCCATATCCGTTCCTGCATAGTCACATTCACCCACATGGTGAACGTAGCCTTTGTTGTTGGTCAGATGCAGTTCCTGAACTGCAGACTGATGACTTCTGGAATAATGACTATATGAAATC